CAAGGCCAACCCGCTGCTGGGCGTGATCCTCAGCGAGGAGTACCTGGCCGGCGTCGTCGCCCAGGCCAAGGCGATCCCGGGCAAGCTGAACGGCATCCTGCGGCTGCACTTCTGCGTCTGGACCGACTCCGACCAAGCGTGGATCACCCGCGAAACGCTCGAGAGCGTGCTCTTCGACTTCGACCCGGCCGAGCACGAGGGCAAGGACGTCGACCTCGGCGTCGACCTCAGCGGCAGCCAGGATCTGACCGCGGCCGCCCACGTGGTTGAGACCGGAACGGTCGAACGCGTCCGGGAGGATGGATCGGTCGTCGAGCTGCCGACCTTCGACGCCTGGATCGAGGCCTGGACGCCGGGTGACACCGTGCAAGCCCGCGCGCTCGCCGACAGCGCCCCCTACGACGTCTGGGTCGAACAGGGCTGGCTGAAGGCGCCGCCCGGCAAGCAGGTGCGATTCGATTTCGTGGCCGCGCACTTCGCGGACATCGCCAGCCGCTACATCGTCGGCCTGCTCGCCTACGACCGCTACGCCTACAAACGGTTCGAGCAGGAGCTCACCGACCTCGGTCTCACGCTGCTGCAGGCCGAACACCCGCAGGGCGGCAAGCGCCGCGCGCCGCCGCCGCCCCACCTGGTGGAGGCGGCGAAACGCCGGCGGCAGGAGCCGCCCGACGGCCTGTGGATGCCAGGCTCCCTGGCCGCGCTCGAGGAGCTGATCCTCGACCGCCGCATCCGGCTGAAAATCAATCCGGTCCTGATCTCGGCCGCCATGAGCGCGGCCACCGATTGCGACCCGTTCAACAACCGCTGGCTCGACAAGCAGAAGGCCACGCAGCGCATCGACCCGATGGTCGCGCTCTGCATGGCCGTCGGCGCGGCGCTGATGCGCATCGCCTGCAGGAGCCTTCAGGGCTCCGTCTACGACAAGCGCGGCCTTCGTACAGTCTGAGGGAGGGGCGATGGCTCGTGCCGACTATCGCTACCGACCAATGGTGCTCGAGGGCTCCGTCGGAACGCCGGTCCGCGCCTCCTACCAGGACGACACCGGCGGGGTGCTGATCGACGTCAGCGACCCCGAACACGTGGGCTATCTGCGCTCGGGCTTCATGACCAACGCCGGCGTCGGCGTCGGCATCGAGGGCGCCATGCGCGTGGCGGCGGCCTACCGCTGCCTGCACATCATCGCCGGCGCCTGTGGGAATCTGCCGATCGACCTGCTGCAGCGCGTCTCGGAAAACGAGCGCCGGCCGGCGGTCAGCCATCCCTTCCGCAAGGTGATCACCGAGCGGCCCAACAGCTGGCAGACCACCTCCGAATTCCGCAAGATGCTGACCGCCCACGCGGTCATGAAGGGCGACGGCTTCGGCCTGAAGATCACTTCGCGCGGCAGGATCCTCGAGGTCTGGCCGATGCACCCAGACCGCGTCGACGTCACCCAGAACGCCGACCGTTCGCTCAACTACGACTACACCAACGACGGCGGGCGCACCGTGCGCCTGGCGCAGTCGGAGGTCCTGCACCTTCGCGGCCTGACGCTGAACGGCGTGCGCGGCGTCGGCGTGCTGAAATACGCCCGCGAATCCCTGGGCTTTTCCCTGCAGGCCGAACAGGCCGGCGCCCGCCTCTTCCGCCAGGGCGTGATCGGCAACCGGGTCTTCACGACCGAGCGCGAGCTCAGCGAAACCGCCTTCAGCCGCCTGAAGCAACAGGTCGAAGAGAACAACGCCGGCGCCGAAAACGCCCACAAGTCGCTGATCCTCGAGGACGGCCTGAAGGTCGACGCGTCGCTGCTGTCGGCCGAGGACATCCAGTTCCTCGAAACCCGCAAATTCGAGCGCTCCGACGTCGCCATGTTCTTCGGCGTGCCGCCGCACATGATCGGCGACACCGAGAAGTCGACCAGCTGGGGCTCGGGCATCGAATCCCAGGGCATCGGCTTCGTCCAGTTCACCATGGAGGACTGGTTCACGATGTGGGAGCAGTCGCTCAAGCGCGACTGCCTCGACCCCGTAGCCGACGCCGACCTCTACTTCCGCCTGCAGCGCCAGGCGCTGATGCGCGGCGACACCAAGGCCCGCTGGGAAGCCCACACCCGGGCCCTGCAGTGGGGCGTCGTCAGCCCCAACGAAGTGCGCGCCACCGAGGATATGAACCCCCGCGAAGGCGGCGATGTCTTCTACGACCCGCCCAACACGCCCGGCGACAAGGGCCAGGACACCACCACAGATGAACCAGCACCGCCGCCCGCCGAGTAGGGTGTTCGCCCGCGCGCGCCCCGCCGCGATCGCCACCCCCACCCGCACCGACGTCGCCGCCTACACCAAGCCGGAGGCCTTCGATCGCTGGAACGCCGGCATGCGCGCCTCGGCCGCCGGCGGCGAGAACGTCATCACCATCTACGACGTGATCGGCGAGGACTATTGGACCGGCGGCGGCGTCACGGTGAACCGCATCGATGCGGCGCTGCGCAAGATCGGCAACCAGGCCGTCGAGGTCCACATCAACTCCCCCGGCGGGGACATGTTCGAAGGCATCGCGATCTACAATCGCCTGCTCGAGCACCCGGCCGACATCACCGTCAAGGTCATGGGCCTGGCCGCTTCGGCGGCCTCGGTGATCGCCATGGCCGGCGCCTCCGTCCAGATCGGACCGGCCGCCTTCCTGATGATCCACAACTGCTGGGTCCTGGCCGTCGGCGATCGCCACGACATGGCGGAGACCGCCGCCTACCTGGAACCCTTCGACGCCGCCATGGCCGGCCTCTACGCCGAGCACTCCGGCCAGAAGGCCAAGGATATCGCCGGCTGGATGGACGCCGAGACGTGGATGAACGGCCAGGACGCCGTCGACCGCGGCTTCGCCGACACCCTGCTGGGCGCCGGTGACATGAAGGAAGATTCCGCCGTCACCGAACAGGCGCGCGCCGCCAACGCGCTGCGCCAGGCCGAAATCGGCCTCTGCCGCAGCGGCTGCACCCGCAGCCAGGCGCGCAGTCTCCTCGCCAAGATCAAAGGCACGCCTGGCGCTGCCCCCGAAACCCCCACGCCCGGCGCTGGGGAAGCTAGCTGGCACGGCCAGGCGGCCGCGCTCTCCAACCTCTTCCGTTCCTAGAAGGACAGACCATGAAACATGTTCGCACGGCCGCCCTGGTGGCGGCCGCGTCTCCGCTTGCCCTGGCCAACGCCCGGGCTGAGCCCCGCGCCATCCAGAGCTTCCGCCCCCGCGCTGAAGCCGGCGACGCCACCACCATCCTGGCGCAGCTGCAGAAGGACTTCACCGAGTTCAAGGCGGCCAACGACCAGCGGCTCAATGCCAAGGCCGACGTCGTGCTCGACGAAAAGGTCGAGCGCATCAACGGCTCGGTCACCGAGCTGCAGGCCGCGATCGACGAGATGAGCAAGCAGCTCGCCGCCGCCCGCTTGGGCGGCGAGAACGGCGAGACCGCCGAGGTGAAGGCCTACGCCAAGGCGTTCAACGCCTACTTCCGCAAGGGCCGCGAAGCCGAGTCGCTCGGCGAGCTGGCGGTCAAGGCCGCCATGACCACGCAGTCGGATCCCGACGGCGGCTACATGGTCACCACGGAGATGGAAAAGACCATCGACCGCGTGCTGATGAACGTGTCGGCGATGCGCAACCTGGCCCAGGTCCGCCCGATCTCCACCGGCGAATACAAGAAGCTGGTGAGCCAGGGCGGCGCTACCGGCGGCTGGGTCGGCGAGCGCCAGGCGCGCACCGAAACCGGCACTCCGAGCCTGGCCGAGCTGGCCTTCCAAGCGATGGAGCTCTACGCCGAGCCCGCCGCGACCCAGAGCTTCCTGGATGACGCCTTCGTCGATATCGGCGCCTGGCTCGCCGACGAGGTCTCGATCACCTTCGCCGAACAGGAAGGCGCCGCCTTCGTCACCGGCGATGGCATCGCCAAGCCGCGCGGCATCCTCAGCTACGCCGCGGTCGCCGACAACGTCTACAAGTGGGGCAAGATTGGCTACTACGGCACCGGCGGCGCCGGCTTCGCCGCCGACCCGGCCGGCCTGGACGCCCTGATCGACGTCACCCAGGGCCTCAAGCAGGGCTACCGCAACAACGCCGGCTGGCTCTTCAACCGCTTCACCGGCGGCAAGATCCGCAAGCTGAAGGACAGCCAGGGCCACTACCAGTGGCAGCCGTCCAACCAGGTCGGCCAGCCGGCCAGCCTGCTGGGCTATCCGATCGCCGACGACGACAACATGCCCGACACCGGCGCGAACGCGTATCCGGTCGCCTTCGCCGACTGGAAGCGCGCCTACCTGATCGTCGACCGCATCGGCGTGCGGGTGCTGCGCGACCCGTTCACCTCCAAGCCCAACGTGCTGTTCTACACGACCAAGCGCGTCGGCGGCGGCATCCAGAACTTCGAGGCGATCAAGCTCCTCAAGTGCGCCTAGCGCGCCGCTGAACCCCAGCCAGCCCTAACCGGCCGGCCCGGCGACCCCGGGCCGGCCGTCCCCTTTCAACTCCTCTCCGGAGATCTCCTCGCCATGGACGACCTTTTCAACATCGTGCACCCGGTGCCGGCCATCCCGCCGGCCGCCGCGGTCGCTGACAACACCGCTTTCGTTTCGGCGATCATCGATCGCCAGGGCTACGACAGCCTGACCTTCCTGTTCATCACCGGCACCGACGCCGACGCCGACGCGACCTTCGCGGTCACCATGGTCGACGGCAACGATGCGGCCCTGGCCGACTCCGCCGCCGTCGACCCGACTGAGATGCTCGGGACCCTGGCGCTGGCCGGCTACAACTTCGCCGACGACGCCGAGTGCCGGAAGTTGGGCTACGTCGGCCACAAGCGCTACGTGCGCGTCACGGTCACGCCCAGCGCCAACACCGGCAACGCCTTCCTGGGCTGCATCGCCCTGCTAGGCGACCCGGATATCGGGCCTACGCCCAACCCGCCGCAGTAGGCCCAAGGCGTCGGAAAAGGTGCGATTTCGCACCCTTTCCGCACCGCTTTCGCATCCCTGATGGCCCGCGGGGCGGCGCCCGCGCGCCC